TGTCGAAATAAGGAGAGAATTCATGTCTAGTTTACTTGGTGAGGCTATTGTCGATGCTAAGGCACTTCGCGAAAGCGCACTTAAAAATGCTGAAAGCACAATTATTGAAAAGTATTCTGACGAGGTCAAAAAGACCCTCGAAGCACTTTTAGAGCAAGAAGAAGATCTTGCTGCCGGTCTAGACGCCGCGCCCACCGAAACTCCCGACTTAGGTTTGGGCGAAGAAGAAGCAGCACCAGCAGACACCGAAGTAACCGAAGACGAAGTTCCTCTCGCTGCAACCGACGACTTCTCACAGAACGAAGGCGACAACCTCTCCGACTTGCCTAACTCTGGTGAAGAAGTTGAACTTAACATCGACCTTGGCGCCCTCCAAGAGTCAATTGAGCAATTAGCCAAGACTCTTGAAGAGGATGAGGAAGTTGAGATCGACCTTAACGAGGAAGGCGCTAAGCCAGACTATCTCGACTTAGACAAAGATGGCGACAAGGAAGAGCCCATGAAGAAGGCAGCCAAAGACGCCAAAGAAATGAAAGAAGAAATGGACGTGGATGTTGAAGACGACGCCGCAAAAGCAGAAGCGGACGATGAGCAAATGGACGACTTGGAAGAAGAAGTTGATGCCGATGCTCTCGTTGATGCTATTATGGAAAAGCTCACCGCTGATATGGGCTTTGACCTTTCCGGTTGGGCAGGTCGTCCTACGTCACAATTAAAAGACGAACAAGAAATGGAGTTAGCCGCCGAGGCATCTGATGATACACTCGAAGAAGACGACGACTCCGAAGAAGATTTAAACGAATCATTAACTGAACTTGAAGATGAGAACAATTCATTGAAAGCGCAGTTGGATAAATATAAGCAAGTTGTTGAAGAGATCAAGGAGAACCTTTATGAGGTTAACCTCTCTAACGCTCGCTTACTTTATACGAACCGAGTATTGAGAAATACCTCCTTAAATGAGCGACAAAAAGATAAAATTGTCGATGCTATTTCTAGCGCCGGTTCTGTAGCAGAAGCAAAGACTATCTTTGAAACGCTTCAAAGCGCAGTGGAGGCTAAGCCTAAGCACAGCCCACAATCACTTAGCGAGGCGATCGGTCATAAAGCTTCTGTTATTCGTGCTACTCGTAAAGAGGCAGCACAACCACAAGATGCATTCTCAGATAGAATGCGTCGATTAGCTGGAATAAAATCATAATTTATAAAAAAAAGGAGGTGATTAAATGTCTAGTATTATCGAAAGGTTGACTGAAGGTGTAGTCAACCGTGATATGCGCGCCGAAGGCTCCGCTCTTCTTTCCAAGTGGGAGAAGACAGGTCTTCTTGAAGGTCTCGACTCGGATTCGACTCGTGGCTCGATGGCTCGCTTGCTTGAAAACCAAGCAAAGGAACTTCTTCGTGAGAGTTCCACCATGGCCGGTGGCGATGTTGAGGGCTTTGCAGCCGTCGCATTCCCCATTGTGCGCCGTGTTTTCGCAGGCTTGATCGCAAACGATCTTGTTTCTGTTCAACCAATGAGTCTCCCAAGTGGTCTCATTTTCTTCCTTGACTTCACTGTTTCTTCTAACGGTGCAGGTCTCCCCCGTCTTGGATACGGTACCGATGGTTCCGAGGATTCCGTGTACGGTGGTGGTCGCATTGCATCGCAAATCACAGGCGGTGTGGTCATCAGTGGAGCCGATGCCGAGGAAGGTCCGTATAACCTTAACAACGGTTATGCTTCGCCAACCGGTTCTGTTTCTCTTGCTCTTACGTTCGTTACAGCAAGTATTTACAGTGCTTCTGCTGGTGAGCTTCCCAAGCTTGTTCAACACGATCCTGAGCTTGAGGCGCAATCTGGTATTGCAACTGTTGCTGTTGCGACCTTCACCGTTAGCGACTTGACTGGCTTCAACGAAGATGACTTCGTTGCAGTTACTCTTCAAGATGCTTCTGGTTCTAACGCAGGTCTTAACACAACCAGTTCCGCTGGTGGTGGACAGCGTGGTGTTCAACTTCGTCGTCTCACCCGTCTCAGTGGTTCTAGCCAAACCACCGGTCTTATGGTCCTTGCATCATACGATGGTTCGGCAACTGCTGCTCAACTTCAAGGTATCATTACTGCATCCGCAGCCCACACCACCACCTTCCCGCAGAAGGATGACTTCATCGCCGGCGGTGCTCTTGGTTCTGTCGTTGGTGATGATCCATGGGGTCTTGAGAACAACCAAAACATCCCTGAGATCGACATCAAGGTGGACAGCGTTGCTGTTACCGCAGTCACCAAGAAGCTCAAGGCTAAGTGGACACCGGAGTTAGGTCAAGACCTTAACGCCTACCACAACCTTGATGCGGAGGTCGAGCTTACTTCGATCCTTTCTGAGCAAATTGCTCTTGAGATCGACCGTGAGATCCTTGAAGACCTCGTTAAGGGTGCAACTGCTGGTACTTTCTACTGGTCACGCTCACCGGGCTTGTTCGTTAACCGCGACACAGGTGCCGAGGTTGGTGCATCCGCTAAGGCTCCGGACTTCACCGGTACCGTTAGCGAGTGGTACGAGACTCTCGTTGAGACCATCAACGATGTTTCTGCTCAAATTCACCGCAAGACTCTTCGTGGTGGTGCTAACTTCATCGTCTGCGGACCTGAAGTTGCTAACATCCTTGAGTTCACCGCTGGTTTCCGTGCTTCCGTCACTGCTGACGACGAGCGTGGTTCCATCGGCGCGATGAAGGTTGGTGCGCTTACTAAGAAGTTCGATGTTTACGTCGATCCTTACTTCTTGCGTAACGTGGTTCTCGTTGGTCGCCGCGGAACTTCTTTCCTTGAAAGCGGTTACGTGTACGCTCCATACGTCCCACTGCAAACCACTCCTACGATCTTCGGACCTGAAGACTTCGTACCCCGTAAGGGCGTCATGACTCGCTACGCTAAGAAGATGGTGCGTCCTGACATGTACGGTCTTGTTATCGTCCGCGGTCTCATCGGAGAGAGCGGCGCTTAATAGCCACTAAACTCATATAAGAAGCTCCCTTGTTTCGGCAAGGGGGCTTTTTTATTTTTTGAGACATCCTCACACTTTTGTTGTACGGCAAACTACTTATTAATGCCTTTATTATATAGGAGAACTTATTATGGGTAAGAAATGGAAACGCATCTTATTGCAAAGAAGAAACGCAGCACCCGCCGCCGCTGAAGCACCGGCTCCTGCTGCTGTTGAAAAGGCTCCAGAGCCAGTTGCTGTAGAAGAAGCCGTCGAAGAAGCCCCCGAGCCAGAAGCTGAAGTTGTCGAGAACAAGATGAAGCCTGCTAAAGCTAAGAAATCATCAAGACGCAGCAAGTAACATAGGAGAATCGGTGAGTGCCAACGAATTTAAGTCCAAAATCAACTCAGAGCGCGATCGTACTAACGTCTACTGGATCAGCCGACGCTGTTAGTGCTGCGTGCCCGTTCGGCATATACACTGCTTCCGCAAACTTCTTAAGTGGCGCATCAGACCAAGTTGCTTATGTTTATAAGAAGCTTGGTGGCGATGTTGTCGATATTGAACTTACTCCGTCAAATGTATATGCTGCTTATGAAGAAGCTGTGTTGGAGTACTCATATATCATTAACTTGCACCAAAGCAAGAATGTAATATCGACTGCACTTGGGAACACAACAGGAACTTTTGATCACGATGGTGTGTTGTTGACTGGTCCTGTTAGTGGTAACTTGCGTTACCCAAGGTTTCAATCTTCATACGCTAATAAAGTTGGCGATGGTATGGCGGCTATGGCTGGAGTCGGAGGAACTATCCCGCAGTACTCGGCTTCCTTTAAGCCGACAGCAAAGAGACAAGACTATGATCTACAAGAGATCATTAATAGCGCCTCGGCTGCCGGCGTGGATGACCAGGGTCGTTCAGTTCCATTTTCTGGTAAAGTGGACGGCAAGAGAGTTATAATAACAAAAGTATATTATAAGACTCCAAGAGCTATGTGGAGATTCTTTGGTTACTATGGTGGTATCGGTGTTGTGGGTAATATGACCACATACGGTCAATTTTCTGATGACTCAACATTCGAACTGATACCAACGTGGCAAAACAAGCTTCAAGCAATTATGTATGAAGACAACATCTATACACGCACATCTCATTATTCTTATGAGATCATAAACAACAATTTAAGACTGTATCCAGAGCCCGGTCACTGGGACTTCACGTCAGTGGATAGCATGTGGGTCAGGTTCTATGTACAGGATATGGATGTTTTTACACCCAACTCTGAATACGAGGATGGTGTAGACGGTGTTAACAATATAAACACATTGCCTTTTGATAACATTCCATATGAGAACATCAATGCTATCGGTAAACAGTGGATCAGAAAGTATTGTCTCGCGCTCTGCAAAGAAATGCTTGGTCAGATCCGAGGCAAGTTTACAACTATCCCGATCCCCGGAGAGTCAGTCACACTGAACCACTCCGATCTTTTATCGCAAGCAAAGGACGAGCAGCAACAACTAAAAGATAAGTTAATGGATATGTTGAAGGAGACTGAATACAAAGAACTCGCCAAGTACGACGCAGAAACAGCAGACGCAGCGCAGAACTTATTTAAGAACTCTCCTTTACCAATTTTCGTGGGGTAATATAAATGTCAAATGAATGGAACAGACCAGAGCAGCCGCCCCCACCGCTCTTCTTAGGAAAGAAAGAGCGAGATCTAGTAAAGCAGGTTAACGATGAACTTATTGAAAAGGTTATCGGACAACAGATCCTTTACTACTCTATTGATATGGAAACAACAAACTTCCACGAACTCTACGGAGAAGCAATAGAGAAAACATATCTCCCACCAGTTAGAGTTTATGCTTTGGTTAAGTTTGATGAAGAAGCGACATCGTATCTTCAAGATGTGGGCGTGGACAAAGAATACGCTATTACAGTATACTTCCACAGAAGAAGACTCACAGAAGATCAGGATGTCTTTGTCCGCGAGGGAGACTTTGTTTTATATGGTAAAACATATTACGAGATAGTTAAGTTATCGGAAGACAGAAAACTGTTCGGTCAAGTTGATCATACATTTGAAGTCGTTGCGATCTGCAAGCGAGCAAGAAGAGGACTATTCGATGCTACCTGATAACTTTGACTTTGCACAGTTGCCCCCAGAGGCAACAGATGTTACATTAAAAGAAATAGGAATGCTTTCCTCAACCATAGAGACAATTGATATGGCGCTAATGTCGTGGGTCAAAGAGGATCTTGACTTATCCGCAAAAACAAACGCTGGCTACGAGAGAGTTCCAGTTTTATGGCAAGCACCAGAACGCGCATTCCAAATAAAAAATGAAAAGTCCTTACGAGACGAAAGAGGCAGCTTGGTTCTTCCGCTTATTAGCGTTGAAAGAACGAACATTATCAAAGATCCCGATCGCAAAGGATCGTTCCAAGCGCACACCTTTTCGCAAGATCACAAAGGCAGAAGCGGTAGAATGGTTATTGCGAGAAGAGTAAAGCAAGATAAAACTCGTAACTTTGCCGTCGCTGCTGGAACAAGAACCAATACTGAGGGAACACTACAACAGTATTTCCCGAGAGTCAACAAAAGAGTGGTTATTCAAAGTTTGTCCATTCCTATCCCTGTATATGTTAATGTAGAATACAAGATAACAATTAAAACTGAATATCAGGAACAGATGAATCAGTTGATGCAGCCTTTTATGACGAGAACAGGACAAATAAATTCTTTCCTTATGAGAAGGAATGGGCACATATATGAGTCATTCATTGACCAAACGTTCACCCACAATAACAATGCATCAAACCTCGCAGAGGATATGAGGATGTTCGAAACAGCAATTAATATACGTGTTTTAGGTTATCTAATTGGCGAGGGAGATAATGATGATCGACCCATAGTAAAGGTCGATGAGAGTGTTGTAGAGGTAACTTTCCCCAGAGAGTCCGCAGTAATTCCTGGTCAGCCGTCGTTTTTGGAAGATTAATTCAGGAACTAAACTTTAATTTATATTGTTCGTTCATCCTTTTGAAATGCAAAACACTATTTAGGTAATGATTGTTACGTCTTTCAAGACAAATAAATACAAGAGGATTGTCTAATCATGTCAGTAAAGAAATTTAAATTTGTTTCCCCCGGAGTTTTCATCAACGAGATTGATAACTCTTTTATCCCGAGAAGACCCGATGTCATTGGACCCACGGTTATCGGTCGTGCTACCAGCGGTTTAGCTATGCAGCC